TGGTGTGCGCTGCAGTCCCGCTCAAGTCATCGGCGTTCCCCGCCTGAACACTTTCGCATGTCAGGAATAATATGTCGGATAAAATCTGCCGTCAACCCCATCCAAACAAGAAATTTACTCGGAAAAGCCGACAAAACAGCCACATCTGCTTTTTTCATTGAATTTAGCGGCAAATCTGGTATGTCGAGGGGCATGAGTAATTGCCCCAAACCCGTCACCGAGTCATCGACGATCGCCAACGCATTGACTGCGCTTGGCCCGAGGACTGTTGAGGGTGACCAGGGCCGAGTCTCCATGCACTCGGTTCATGACGCAATTGCGGCGATGGAATATGACCGCAAGCGAACTGCATTGAAGAACCGTGCGACGACGCGGTCGATGCTCTTGACGATCAGTAATCACAGACTGGCAACGCACGATGGCAGGGCTTCGTAGACGCATCAGTGCTTTCCTGAATCCCCCTCAGGTTGCACCACCTCCTCGCGTGTCTCCACCTCAGATGGATGACATGGGTCTTGCTGTGCGCTCACTCATTCGAGGTGGGTACGATGCGGTTGCGCGAACGCCAGAGAATGCCCGGCACTGGCAGTGGGCCGACAGGCGTGACGCAGACGCCTCGTCAAACCCTGAAGTGCGCATCGCTCTTCGCAGTCAATCTCGATACGAGCTCCAAGAGAACAACTCGTATGGTCGCGGCATTGTGGACACGGTTGTCACCGATACGGTTGGCACCGGCCCGAGGCTGCAGTTCACCCAATTCAGTTTGAACGTCAACCAGGAAGTCGAGAAGGCTTTCATGCGGTGGGCGATGGCAACGGACCTGGGTGAGAAGCTGGCGGTCATACGAACCGCGAAACTTGTTGATGGTGAGGCGGTGGTTCGATTCATCAACAACATGACGGTAGAGGATCCGGTATCGCTTGACTTGCAGCTCATCGAATGCGATCAGCTGAGTTCACCAACCTTTGAGTACACTGTCAGCAATCGATACGTGGATGGAGTTCACCTCGACAGGTTTGGAAACCCGTATGCGTATGACATCCTTCGGAATCACCCAGGGGCTCAAACGTGGGACAGCCCAAACTTCGGTGACTTCGACACGTACAAGTACAACCAGATTATCCACTCGTTCAAGTGCAACCGGCCGGGACAACATCGCGGCATACCAGAGTTCGCTCCAGCGCTTCCTCTGTTCGCGTTCTTACGTCGGTTCACTCTTGCGACTGTGTCAGCTGCCGAAACGGCTGCGAGTGTATCCCAGGTCGTAGAGACAGACGCACCGATACCTGAAGAGCTTGAAACCGAGTACGCGGCCGCAACCTTTGGTAAGTACCTCGATTCGATTCCAGTTGATCGCAACAGCGCGACGGTACTGCCGAACATGTGGAAGCTTAAGCAGTTCGCTGCGGAGCATCCCACCACAACGTACGCGATGTTCAAGCGGGAGCTGATCGCTGAGATCGGCCGCTGCTTGTGCGTCCCTGTGAACATTGCCTCCGGTGACTCGGGACCGTCGAACTATTCGTCGGCTCGATTCGACTGGCTTGGCTACGAGCGGAAGGTTAAGAGCGAGCAAGCATATTTCAACAATCGGATCTTAGATCGGATACTTGCGGAATGGCTCGTCGAGGCTGCGCTTGTAGGGGCAATTCCACGCCGAGCGGCCTCGCAGGTCCTGTCCTTGTTCGACCAGTGGGGCCGTCGCGGCATGGTTAGCCAGATCGCTCACAGTTGGTACTGGGACGGTCTCCGAGATGCAGACGCCAAAGATGCCGCTGATGCTCAGAAGATCCGCCTGCAGAACGGCTCGACCCACAGGGCTCGAGAGTACGCGGTCCAGGGTCTCGACGTTGAGGTCGAAGACCGTACTGCTGCGGAGTCGTTCGGCGTTCCAGTGGAAGAGTATCGAAAATGGGTGATGGCTTCGGTCTTCACCAACGGTAATTTGCTGGCTCAAGAAGCTGACGCTGCCAAATCAAAGTCAAACGATTCACAGGAACCTGTAGATGACACGCAAGAAGACACGCAAGAACCAGCTACAAGCAGCAGCGAAGCCGAGTGACATCGTCTTTGCCGCGAGTGAGATCACCATCGCGGCATCGGCGGAAACCGGGTCCCCTGAGGTTAATGTTACCGCGTACACAGGTGAGCTGCTGTCCCTTGCTAACTTCCCAAACCCTGCCGTTATCAATCTGGCTGGTGTTCGGGCGATGTCGAATGAGCAGATCCCGTTTTTGCGGGATCACCAACAAACCAAGGTAGTTGGTCATGGCAAACCGGGCGTCGGAGCTTCCAAGCTTCAACACACCGGCAAGCTATCGATCGCTGGCGAGGAACGCGACAAGATTGTCGCGGGTCACAAGGAGGGATTTAACTGGCAGGCTTCGGTCGGCGGTCGAATCCCTGACATCCGTAAAAACGTCCAGACAATCGCCGCTGGCGACTCTGTACGTGTTAACGGGCGGGTCTTTGAAGGCCCACTACATGTTGTTAACGCTTTCCTCTGGAAAGAGACAAGTTTCGTTGCGGTCGGCGCTGACGAGGGCAGAGCATCTGCCTCGGTGGCGGCCGCACAATCCACGGGAGTAACCCCAATGAATGAGTTTGAGAAGTGGTTGGAAGCATCGGGGTTCAACTCCGAGGAAATGTCGGCCTCGCAAGTCACAGCGATGCAGAAGGTCTTTGACGATTTGAAGGCTGCCAAAGCTCCGCCGGCAGCCGGCAACGTCAAGGCAGCTGCGGCCGAAGGTCTTGACATGGATAAGATCGTCGCCAGCGCTACCCAGGCAGCCGTCCAAGCCGCCCAGCAGCAGTCTCAGCGTGACCGTCGAATCGACCGTCTGTTCGCCGGCTACGGCGACACGACGCTTGAGAAGGAAGCGATTGCCAAACTTCGCAGTGAAGTCGAGGCTGGCTCGATCTCCGAAGAGAAGGCCCACCTCGAACTCTTGCTCGCTTCGCGAGGAAAGGGGAATACCAGTAACGTGGCAATCCACAGCGGCAGTGGCCGTGAGAATTACGCCTTGGAGTTGGAGGCCGGCGTCGGCCGCACCAACGGCCTGAGTGAAGAGCAGATCGAAGAGTGCCTTGTCGAAGCAGGTGCAAGCAAGGACCACGCAGAAGCGGCTGTCGAGCGAAGCCGGCGAAACCCCAAGGGGTTGAAGTCGGTGATCCTCGCGATCTGCCGTCAGGAAGGCCATCACGCCGATGAGGTCGACGACGACGCGATCCGCTGCGCGATGAACGCATCGGCTCGGGACGTGAACGTCCAGGCGTCAAGCGGCTGGTCAACCGTTAACCTCCCAGGCATCCTGGGCCGACTCGCCAACAAGGCGATGCTCGCGGCTTATGCCGAGGCAGACAACGGCGGCGTGGCTCTGCAGATCGCCTCGACGACCAGCACCCGAGACTTCAAGAAGTTCACTCGACATCGGATGACCGAGTCGGGAGTTTTTGAGATCGTGGCCGGCGGAACCGGGGAAATCAAACACGGTTCCTTGAAAGAGGACACTTACGAGAACAAGGTCGAGACCTACGGCAAGATCTTGTCGTTGACTCGGCAGATGATGCGGAACGATGACATGGATGCGTTCATGCAGATCCCACGCATGATCGGCCGTATGGCCCGTCATGCTTTGGAGCAAAGCGTCATCACCACCCTCGTTGATGCCCCAACAGCAGCAGCAGCTGGAACGAACGAGTTCTTCCACGGTGCTGCTCGAGGCAACCAGGAGCCTAACTACTTGGTGGGTGCAGATACGAATCTGAGCCTCGAGTCAGTTGGGCCAGCTTACGAGCTGTTCCTCAACCAAGTCGACAGTGATGGCAAACCCATCATGATCGATCCGGCGATTTTGCTTTGCACCAATGCAGACATCATCACTGCCCGTAAGTTGTACTCCGATACTCAGTATCGGTTCACGACATCGGACACTTCCGAGCTGATCAACAATCAGTGGGCCGGGATGTTCACGCCAACCAAGAGCAGCTACTTGCACCGCCTGGGTGCTGTTCCGAGCGCCACGCAGTGGTACTTGCTGTCGAACCCTTCGACGGACGTGTCTGGCATCCAGATCGCATTCCTCGACGGTCAGCAGACCCCGACGATCAACTCTGCAGAGACGGCGTTCAATACGCTTGGCATGCAGATGCGGGGCTACTTTGACTTTGGTGTCGCGTTGCAAGATCCGCGTGCGATCGTGAAGGTCAAGGGCGCGGCTTAGTCCAAGCCGGCCCAGGTCGGTTTCCCCGCCACGGTCTAACGTCCTTGGCTGTGGCGGGGTTTTCAAATCACTTTTTCATTTGAGGAATAGATAAGATGGCTCGATACGTTCAACAGGGTGACAAACTTGATGTCCTCTTTGGGGCACAAACTGCCACAGGGGCTTTGGTTGAGGTCGCCGGAAAAGTCGGGATCGTAGACCCGAAGTCTGACGGTTCGCTTTACGAGGCCGGTGAGCTTGGCTCAGCGACGATCGTTGGTGTTGTCGAACTGGTCAACAGCGGTGTCGTCTTTGCTGACGGTGCCACTGTCGGTTACGACGCCTCCGCCGACGAAGCGGTTGTTGCTGCTGGCGGTGACTTCGATGCAGGAACCTGTGTCGGTGGTGCGGCCGCTTCGGCTCCTGTTCGAGTGCTGCTCAACGGTTAATCCTTCGCCATGAACTACCTAAAGATGGGAGCGGAAACGCTCCAAGCGAAAATGGAGCTGTACGGCGGCGTCGAAGTTATCTATCGGCGCCCCGGTCAGTTTTCGTTTCCCATCACGGCAGTTCCCGGCAGGAACCCAGTTGAGATCACTGACCAGAACGGTCTGGTGCTCCGAGGCCAAGTTCAAGACTTTGTGTTTGACATTGCCAAGCTAAAGTCCATGATCGTGTCCGACAGCATCAAACGTCCCCTTCGCGGGGATGAGATTGTGTACGAGGTAGCTGGGGAAAGGGTGGTGTTCGTTGTCAATGGGGAAGACTTCGCCACAAGCCACTTTGAACCAGCTGACTCGTACGGGGTCGCATGGCGGATACACACCAAATCTGATCGGAGGGTCTGATGCCTCGTGATGCGGAATTTGGTCGTGCAGTCGCCCAGTGGTTGACCTCAGAGTATTCAGGG